CTTTGCATCACGCCAGGATGATAAGTACAGGGTTGCATACGGAACCTTCGTCGAATCCCACCCGCGCCAGTGCATTATCATCGGAACCACAAATACAATGACAGGCTTCCTTCGTGATATCACCGGTAATAGACGTTTCTGGCCGGTAACTGTAGCAGGCGGATGCGATAAGCATCCTTGGAATCTTACAAAAGAATACATCGAGCAGGTATGGGCTGAGGCTGTTCATCTTTATATCCAGGGCGAGGATCTTCTTTTGGAAGGTGATGCGGAGGAAACAGCCAGAGAGATGCAGATCGAATCAATGGAAACTGACGACAGGGAAGGCCTGGTTCGTGAATACCTGGATAAGCTCCTGCCGGATGATTGGGCCACAATGTCGCTTTCTGATCGTCGTATGTTTCTGGCCGGAGATGACTTTATGTCTCAGTCAAAGGTCGGAACTGTTAAGCGGGATAGGGTATGTAATCTTGAACTCTGGGCTGAGTGCTTCGGTAAGGATCCAACAGCGATCAAGAAACAGGACTCTTATGAACTCACTGCCATTATGACAAAGATGGAAGGCTGGAAGCGTTATGAAGGTAATAAGACCGGAAAACTGCGTTGCCCACCTTACGGTACACAGCTTGTTTATGTAAGAGATGAAGAAGAGGCGTAGCCCAGTTGTCGATACCTTTTTACCTTTTTAGTGTTGCCGATGCTGCCGAGAAAGGCCATCGGCAACGATAAAGGCAACGTTCAAAAGTTCAGACGCTGTGCGGGTTTTCGGGTGGTCGTTGCTTATGTTGCCGATGTTTCTATTATTAAATGAAATATATACAAAAGAGAACACGGTAACGCATATATACACGTATATAGCGTAAAAGGGGTTTTTAAGGCTTCGGCAACGTCTCACGGCAACGGGAGGTTATAACGTGAGAGAGAAAGAAGTGGAAGCAGCCTTAGTGAAGGCAGTAAAGAAAAGAAATGGCATGGCTCTTAAGTTTGTAAGTCCTGGTCTCGATGGCGTGCCAGATCGAATTGTTCTCCTTCCGAATGGGAAGCTTGCATTTATAGAGCTTAAGAGGCCTGGAGGAAGAATGCGTAAATTACAGGAAAAACGAAAAGCGCAGCTGGAGTCACTTGGCTTCTTAGTATATTGCGTTAATGATAAAGACGAGATTGGAGGGATACTTGATGGAATACAAGCCTCATGAATATCAGATATATTGCGAGAGGTTCCTGATGGAGCATCCGGCTGCAGGTCTTATGATTGATCTCGGTCTGGGTAAAACAATAATCGTACTTACAGTACTGTATGCTTTGATACTTGATTATTTTGAACTCGGACGTGTTTTGGTTATAGGGCCTAAGAGAGTGGTTGAAGCAAGCTGGCCTGCTGAGATTGAAAAGTGGGATCACTTAAAAGGGCTTACTTACTCATTGGTAGCAGGAACAGAAAAGCAAAGAATCGATGCATTAAAGAAGCCGGCATTTCTATATTTGATAAGCAGAGATAACGTGGCGTGGCTTATTGATAAGGGATACTGGAATTTCGATGCCTGCGTGATTGATGAGCTCAGTTCCTTTAAAGCTCATGACACAAAGAGGTTTAAAGCGCTGAAGAAAGTACGCGGCAGGTGCAAGCGGATCATTGGCATGACGGGTACACCTGGAGATTTGCTTAGCCTCTGGTCTCAGATATACTTGCTTGATGGCGGTGAGAGACTTGAACGTTTCATAACAGCCTACCGGGAGAGATACTTTGTGCCGGATAAGAGGAACCAGACAGTTATATTTTCCTATAGGCCGAAGAAGGGAGCAGAGGAACTAATCTATCAAAAGATCAGCGACATCTGTATCAGCATGAAAGCAAAGGAATACCTGAATATGCCAGATCTGGTTGTGAGCAATGTCGAGGTTGAAATGAATGAGGAGGAGGCAAAGAAGTATGATCAGCTGAAGGCAGACCTTATTCTACCTATGATAGATGGTGATATTGATGCGCAGTCGGCAGTTGGTCTTTCCAATAAGCTGCAGCAGATGGCCTGTGGACAGGTGTACGACGAGAATGGCAAAGCCAGACTTATACATAGACGGAAACAGGATGCGCTTGAGGATCTGATCGAAGCTGCAAACGGAAAGCCGATCCTGGTTATTTATAGCTTTAAGTTTGATAAAGCGATGTTGATGGAGAGATTCGGCGCAGTTCCTCTTAATTCGGCTGAGGACATCGTAAAGTTCAACAAGGGAGAGATACCGGTAGCGATACTTCATTCTGCTGCAGGGTACGGACTTAACATACAGGCTTCATGCAGCCATCTGGTTTGGTATGGTCTTACGTGGTCGATTGAAAACTACCAGCAGACAAATGGTCGTTTGTATCGCCAGGGCCAGGAAAACACGGTAACGATACAGCATATTATTACGAAGGGTACGATTGATGAAGATATCCTTGCTGCGTTAGAGAAGAAAGAGTGTACCCAGGATGCTATTCTTTCTGCAGTTAAGGCAAGGATCCAGTGAAGGAGGTTTTGTTGTGAAAGGATACGTTGAAAAAATAATAACAGAATATCCGGATATGGTTGAGCGCCGGAAAGCAGTCAAAGCTCAGCTCGAATCTCTGAAAGATACCCAGGTTTCTTTGGATGATATAATTGAGGCTCTTACGTTTTCGCATCCGGAAGGAGAGAGAGTTCAGACCAGTGGTGTAAGTGATAAGGTGGCTCGTATTGCGATGACTTATCGAGATCATCAGGAGAGAATGAATGCTGAGATGGTTACATATTGGATAGGACGATATGACCACTTAAATCAGGAGATTACTTTCCTTGAGAAATCAATACACCAGCTTCCGCCAGATTTATCGAGTGTAATGGATGATCTTGTGATAAAAGATATGACTTGGGATGAAACGTCTCAGAATCTTAATATCAGCATCACCACACTGCAGCGTATGCGGAAGCAGGCGATTGATCATTTAGTTAGGGTTTATCAAAAACGGGAGTCGGAAGAATCGAAAAGATTACTTAGTTGATTTTGAGCCTGCAGGTTTTCTGTGGGCTCTTCTTCCGTTTAACTGAAAAGCGTCATGCGCTTTGATAGATTGCAGGGCTTGTGCGAGTGTTTTGCTATGCCCGTGCTGATGATAAGAATCAGAATAGTTGTGTTTGTGCTCTATCTGACAGCTTGTAAATGCCGGATACTCCAAATGCGTAATATGCCAGTAATGCTGTGTGTTCTTCGATTGAAGCGTAACACAATAGCATCCGGCCTGGATTACATTGAAGTAATGCCGGTCGATCTTATTCAGTTCTTTTGCCGTAAACATTAGTCTCCTCCTTTCCAAGAAAATAGTAGCAAGGTAGCCAAATAAACTATTAAATTGAAATGTACTGGGAAAACTTCGGACGATTGTCCATTTTGCTAATTATTAGCGGGGATGATGGGTTCAAGCTGTATGATAAGCTTGCCATCTTCATAAGATACTACGATTTTTTCACCTACTTCGAATCCAAGTTGAGCTAACCATTTTCCTTGCAGCCTAATCTGGGGAATAGTCCGATCTGGACCTGGTGATTCGTAGACCGTTAAATGATGATCTTTCATTGGCGCCTCCTCTCCGGCTACCAATGCTACGTGGAATGTATTCTAACAGAAACAGGTGGATTTGGGAATAGGAAAAGAGATAAAAAAGAAAAAAATTATGATTATCGGAAAAAAACATTTGACTATCTTAAAAAGCTGTGATATATTTTGAGTATCGGAAGAATACCTCACGACTATCGGAAAAAGGATTGGCGGGAGGTTGCCGTACGACTGCTGGATATATACCGGGAATATCCGAAGTCGGTTACTGTTGTAGATTTTTCATATCAAGGAGGAAAAGAAAAAATGTATAAATACGTTATTTTGGCTCAGCATGTAAAGCCGGGAGTAGAGTTTGATGAATCTTATCAGAAATTAATTAAGGAAAAGGTTGTTCCGTACTTTAATTCTCGTTCGTTGATGGCTAAGAATCCCAAGGAAATTACAAGCTACAGTTTTTCTGAGGACAAGTTGACACTTAAAATTGTACTCGAATCTCAGGAGGAGTTACCGATGCCGTCCAAGGCCCTTCGCATACTTAGCACTTACCTTGTCAATGAGACGATAATTGGAGAAGGGGATTATCTGGCAGGAAAAGCTCTCTTTAAAATGACATCTGAGGAGTATAAAGAGGAATCCTCAGATAAGTCTGCAGATAAAGCATTGGATAGCAGCAATAATGGTTTGTCCGCAGCTAATATAGACTGTCTTGAGTTGATGGAAAAGGTCGTGGCAAGAACAGCAGAGTTACTTCGTAAAGGAGATTTTAATACTGTTACTAAGTATATCGAGGAGGGAAAATAATATGACAGCAAGTGAATTATACAACTGGATAATTGAAAACTACGGCGTTAGGGGATGCACAATTAAAGGAATTGAAGATCAGCTGGGGATATCTCATAGACAGGCCAATCATTTGACATTTTTACTGGGATACCGTAATACAAAACTTGATCTCACGAAAAGAAAAAGCCTTAATGATTTCTGCATGGATGCAGGAGTTAAGTATGTCGTAGCGATGATTTGAAGTGGGTGATTGAATGACCAAGAAGCAGGTAAAATCGCATCTTGAGGAATATCTTAAATCGTATAATATCCCTTACCGCTATCTGAACGATAGCGGTAAGATTCAATCAATAGAAACCCTGGATACAATGTATTTGTGGTATGACTTAAAATCAGTTGGTGGAATAGAGGAAGATGTGCACTTTTGCTCGGATTATCTGTATATCAGATCCTATTTTTCTCAGCAGGTTTCTGAACGGATTGCTACGTTTGGATATAAAGACAAATTGTTAGATATTATCAATCACATAAATGCTAATGTTGACTTTGATCATTTGATCAGTACGCCAAGATTGGCATTGAGTACAGATGGAGCATATGACGTTTTCCTTTCAGCTTCAATAAAGTATGATATATACGAACTTGGCCTAGTAGAATGCTGCCAATTTATCAGCGCTTATATGCCAGAGTTTATGGAAAAAATAGCTCCATACATTCTCTCTCTTGTATATGAGCAAACACATGATACCGCGTGTCTGAAGTCAGATATAGACAGAAAAATACGAGAGGAGTGGTAATGGCTGAATGTTGCCGAGTTGCCGTTGCCGAGTATATGCGAAAAATCGAAGATTTCAAAAAAGTGGTAATGTTTTTTCAAAACACCTATGATATTATTAAGATGCGAAGAATTGTAAGGGCCCTCTGGTGCATACCAGGAGGCCTTTTCTTTGTGGTACGGGGTACGGGCTTTATCCTTTCACCGTACCCTACGTGTACCAGGAAGGGAGGATGGTGCCCATGCCTATGAGAGGGCCTTCGTACTGTGCGCACCCAGGGTGCTATGTGGTAGCCCCGCCTGGTGAGCGCTACTGTGACAAGCATAAGGAAGAGCACAAGCACGACCGTGTGAGCTCTGGTAAGCGTGGCTACAGCAGCCGTTGGCAGAAAGCCCGTGCACGGTTCCTACGTAAGCACCCACTGTGTGAGCGGTGCAAGGAGCAAGGCAGGTTTACTCAGGCTACGGTGGTGGACCACGTGATACCTCACCGAGGAGACGAGCAACTCTTCTGGGACGAGGGTAACTGGCAAGCGTTATGCAAGCCTTGTCATGATCATAAAACAATGACAGAAGATAGAAACATCGAATATAAATTTTGAGTGCTGGTAACACTCAGGTGGGGTAGGGGGAGTCAAATCTTAAAACCCGAAACGCCTGAAGACCGGCGCCCCCTCTCGCGTTGATTTTCGCGAAATTGTCTTAGGGGTATTAGAGGCCTGGACCTACTTACGCGCATTAGCGTAGGCAATCCGGGCTTTTATTATGCAGAAATGCAGACTGACTTTTGAACAAATGTTGATGAAAGGAGCGTTCAAATGACAGAAGAACAGAAAATGCAGATACGAACGCTCCGTCAGCAGGGGCTTGGGTATCAAGCGATAGGAAAGATGGTAAATCTCACCAGGGATTCAGTAAGAAGCTACTGTAAGAACCACGGCTTGGCCGGTGTAAAGCTTGCAGTTGAAATGAATACCAGAGAGATGATCAAGCGCGGTGATGCCTGCGCATATTGCGCGGGCCCAATCAAGAAAGCTAAGACCGGAAGGCCGGCCAGGTTTTGCTGCGATGACTGTCGCAGGAATTATTGGAAAACACATCGCATGGAGGGAAAGCGAAGCGAGGAAGCTACCTATACTATGGAATGCGCTTATTGCCATAACACCTTCGAGTCTTATGGAAACAAGGGTAGGAAGTATTGCTGCCACGCACATTATGTACTGGACCGATATGGCGATTTTGAAAGAAAGGGGTAAGAAATGCAAGCAGCAGACTTAAAGACATTGAAGATTGCAGATCTTATTCCGGCAACCTATAACCCCAGGAAAGCACTAAAGCCTGGTGATAAGGAATATGAAAAGATCAAGAACTCCATTTCGGAGTTTGGGTTTGCGGATCCGGTTGTTGTGAATAAGAGAACTGCGGAAAAAGGCAAGTATGTGATTGTTGGTGGGCATCAGAGAGTTACGGTTGCTACGGACTTAGGTTATACGGAAGTTCCGTGTGCGATTGTTGATCTGGATACTGAGCATGAGAAAGCACTAAATGTTGCCCTCAATAAGATCACTGGTGAGTGGAATAAGGAACTCTTAGCAGATTTGATCGCTGATTTGGAAGAGGCAAATTTTGACACTTCCTTTACAGGTTTTGATCCTCCGGAGATAGAGCAGCTTATGAATTCCGTTCATGATAAGGATATCACAGAAGACGAGTTCGACGTAAATGCCGAGCTTGAGAAACCAGCGGTATCCAAACTTGGTGATTTGTGGATTCTGGGAAAGCATCGCTTGGTATGTGGCGATAGCACAAAACCAGAAACATACGATGCTCTTATGGACGGAAAGAAGGCCGGGCTCACGGTAACGGATCCTCCGTATAACGTAGATTACGAAGGCGGTGCCGGAAAGATCAAAAATGACAAGATGGCTGAGGAGCAGTTTGAGAAGTTCCTTTTTGCTGCGTATGTCAATATGGAGCAGAACATGACAGATGATGCTTCAATATACGTATTCCATAGTGATTCGCATGGACTGGCTTTCCGTAAGGCATTTGAAGAAGCCGGTTTTTATTTATCCGGATGTTGTATCTGGAAGAAGCAAAGTCTGGTATTAGGCAGATCGCCATATCAGTGGATCCATGAGCCGTGCCTTTTCGGATGGAAGAAGAATGGTAAGCATCAGTGGTATGCCGGAAGATCTGAAACAACCGTGTGGGAGTATGACAGGCCAAAGAAAAATGATCTGCATCCTACTATGAAGCCGGTCAACCTGATTGCGTATCCTATTAAGAATTCATCTATGAGCAGCTCCATAGTGCTTGATCCTTTTGGAGGATCTGGCTCTACACTCATTGCCTGCGAGCAGATGGATCGTATCTGCCATACAATTGAACTTGATGAGAAGTTCTGCGATGTTATTGTGAATCGTTTTGCTGAGTATGTGGGTAGTACAAAAGGTATCAAACTTATCCGCGACGGTAAAGAATACACGTATGAAAAAGCTGTAAAACTTTCTGAGAAGAATACAGAAAAATAGCTTGCTATATGTGCCCGTTAGAGTGATAAATGGTACTACCAAAAAGAAAGGAGCACATGCTTATGAAGATTAAAACGAACACATCTAACAGAAAAGAACTTGTAAACAAGCTGGTGCAGGAGACAGGATTTGAAGCTAAGTACCTGGGAGCGCCTTCCTTCATCTACCAGATAGGACCTTACACAGTTGACCGGCAAGGAGATATCGAGGTTGAGGATTCCGAAGCGGATAAAGATCTACTTAGAAGCTTTTCAGCAGAAGAGATCATAACGGACGACTGGCAGGCGAACGAGGATGCCTTAGCGGTTTCGGTTCCGCTTAAGGGACACACAGTACAAAGCATCATCAATTTACTCCACACATTCTGCAGCAGAGAGAAGCTGCTAAACAGATCGGTAGGTTGTTCATACAACTTCCTGATGAACAAGAAATTTATTAAAGCCCTGGATGATAAGGTTCCGGAGACCATAGAAGAGTTTTATGAAAGACTCGAAGCGGCCGGAGGAACTGATACCAACCGGGGCATTTCTTTTGAAGAGGATCGGATTACGGTGAACTTCCCTTACACGGAGGATCCGGATACGGTTAAAGCTTATACCGAGCTGGTTTCTTTGATAAACACCATGGCTCTTAGCCAGAAGCGTGTGGTTAAAGATAAGTACCATGCAACAAATGAAAAGTACGCATTTCGATGCTGGCTTGTACGCCTTGGAATGATCGGTGATGAGTACAAGGTTGCACGAAAGGTACTGCTTAAGAATATGCCGGGGAACTCGGCCTTCAGAACTGAGGATCAGAAGGAAGCCGCACTCGAAAAGCTGAAGAGTGCGAGAAAGGAGGCTGCGGCATGTTCGGAATACCAAGAACTGTAATCGACAGACTGAAGGAAACTTACCCGAAAGGGGCAAGAGTTGAACTTATCAAGATGCAGGATCCATACCGAAAACTTGCTCCCGGTGAGCAGGGTACGGTTACCGGTGTTGACGATATCGGAACCATTCATGTGAACTGGGACTGCGGATCCTCCCTGGGAATAGCTTACGGCGAAGATACCTGCAGGAGCCTGGTTCCGGAGTTTACGAAAAAGGTACGCGACGGGATCCTGGCAGTAAGGGACACCGGCCTAACAAACATGTTTGATTCAAAAGCGGTCCAGAAAATAGCATCGGACCTTGGATACTTTGAAACGGTGATCTTCATAGAAGACCATAGGAAAGAGTACTCCAGGTTTATTATGGAGGGCCGCGTATGAATTGGAATGAACGAGAAGCAATCCGCGAGCGGCTCATGGAAAACCTAAGCTGCTTTATGATACAGCACGGTGAGATAAAGAAAGATAGAGTACAGAGTAATCCATATACCTGCGTTGAGATGGTCGAGCTTACCTGGCGCGGGCAGGACTTCCTGATAACCATTGTGGACGGGATGACCTGCCGGATTGATAAGCAGTAATGTACACAATTTATCGCGCACACATTTGGTACATATTAAAACACATATAACTGGATATATTCGGCCGGTAGAGTGATTAATAGGATACCAAGAAAAGGAGGTAAGCAGGATGAGATACATCGACAGAACAGATTGCAAGAGAATGAGCGACAAAGGTAAGGACAGCGAGATCACAAAGATGGGAAAGCTTACAAGAACGGCCACAAAGATTGCCGAAGAAAACGGACTGGGCCTTCTTAAAACCCACTGGGGAGTTTACCGGGTGATCAGAGCATGCGGGCTTGGCGCTTACAGAGATGACCTTAAGGATCTGGCCGAGGTTGACGATTTTTTGAAGCACCTCGATGAGCACAAGGATTCAAGACTTTAAGGAGGACGCAGGTATGAACAGACTTTGGAAAGAAGGAACAATCGGGATTCCGGTAAAGGGAAGCAAAAAAGCAAAAATCGCTCATTTCTGGGCTAAAGTATACGACGAAGGAAGCGAGTACGGAATCAACGGAGGCCGCATCAGTAAGCTTACGGTTAAGATCGACGGAGTAACAGTTATCAACTACGACAGAGGCTGGGACGTTGAGCCGGATGAAGACGACGAAGCAGCACAGATAGCGCTGGCGATTCTTTTAAACGACTATAACTAAGAAGATTCCGAGGGGAGGCCCTGCGAAGGGCTTTTTCTCGTACATATAATTACGAAAGGGGATGAGACCATTGGCTACAAGAGGAAGAAAGCCAAAGCCAACTGAACTAAAGGTCCTGGAAGGCAATCCCGGCAAGAGGCCTCTCAATATGTTAGAGCCTCATCCGGAAAAGAAAATGCCTGAGTGCCCAGAGTGGCTTGAGGAAGAAGCAAAAAATGAATGGAATAGACTGGCTGAACCGCTGTTTCGACTTGGGTTACTTACCGAGCTTGATATGGCGGTTTTTGCATCTTATTGTCAGGCATATGCAAGGTGGAGAGAAGCGGAGGAGTTTATCTCTCAGCATGGATCCATCGTTAAGACAAAGACAGGTTACTGGCAGCAAGTTCCGCAGGTATCCATTGCAAGAGCAAATCAGGCAATGATGATCAAGGCGGCAGCTGAGTTTGGACTTACACCTTCTGCAAGAAGTAGGCTGGTTGCAGGCGGTAGTGAGATTACCGGTAATGAAAGTGAAATGAAGCTGATCCTTAAGGGAGTGCTTTGATGGAGTATAAATATGAGCCGACGCCACTCATGCTTCCTACTTCGCATTACGATAAGAGAAGAGCTGATCATGCTGTGAACTTTATTCAGCATCTAACTCTTAGTGATGGGCGTTGGGCAGATACCTACATACAGCTTCTTCCTTGGGAGGAGCAGATCGTTAGGGACCTGTTCGGAATAATCGGAGAGGACGGATTTCGTCAGTTCCGGCAAGCATATATAGAGATAGCAAAGAAAAATGGGAAGAGTACCCTTTGTTCTGCCCTGAGCCTGTATCTTTTGTATGCAGATGGTGAGGCGTCTCCACAGGTGTACTCGGCTGCCTGCGATAGAAACCAGGCCAGTATTGTGTACAACGAAGCAGAAAAAATGGTAAAGAACAATCCGGACCTTTGTGAAATCTCAAAGGTAAATGCCTCAATAAAGAGGGTGGTTTGTTATCCGAATGACGGCTTTTACCAGGTGCTATCTGCGGAGACAGGATCTAAGCATGGCCTTAACATTTCGGGCCTGATCTTTGATGAGATTCACGCTCAGCCAAATAGAAAGCTGTACGACGTTCTTACAAAGTATTCTGGATCGGCCAGGACACAGCCGATGTTTATATCAATTACGACTGCCGGCAACAATCTGGAATCCATATGTTATGAACTTCACTTAAAGGCACAGGATATCTTGGATGGAAAGAGACACGATCCATCATTTTATCCGGTGCTTTTTAATTTGGATCCGGATGATGATTTCAGGGATGAGAAGAACTGGTACAAAGCAAATCCGTCTCTGGGGCATACGCTTTCGATTGAAAGGTTCCGGGAGGATTTTCAAAACGCAATTGAAAACCCGGCGGAGCTTAATACCTTTAAGCAGCTGCGCCTTAATATGTGGGTGTCATCTTCGGTTCAGTGGATCCCGGAAAACATCTACGAAAAGGGTGATCTTCCGCTTGATGAATCTGAGCTTCGTGGACGTGATTGCTATGGTGGTTTGGACCTATCGAGCACATCGGATATTACAGCATTTGTATTGGTGTTTCCTCCAAGAACAGATGATGAGAAATACATTGTGCTTCCGTATTTCTGGCTGCCGGAGGATACACTTGATCTTCGGTGCAGACGTGACCATGTGCTTTATGATAAGTGGGCTGCGCAAGGGTATATCAATGTTACGGAAGGAAACGTAATCGATTATAGGTACGTACAGGACTTTATCGAAAAGACCTGTGAAAAGTACCACGTGCTTGAGATTGCTTATGATAGGTGGAACGCAACAATGCTCGTTCAAAACCTAATTGATGAAGGTCTGCCACTTATTCAACATGGCCAAGGGTATAAGGATATGAGCCCGGCTTCAAAGGAAGTGTTCAAGCTTCTTATGGAAGGCAGGGTGAATCACGGAGGTAATCCGGTCCTTAGATGGATGGCGACAAACGTCGTAATGGACCAGGATCCTGCCGGTAATATAAAGCCTACAAAGGCAAAGTCGATAGAAAAAATCGACGGTATGGTTGCAATGATCATGGCGATGGGAAGAGCTGTTGCCAATCAGGGCAATACAGGTAGCGTTTATGATGAGCGCGGAATCATTTCATTTTAACGGAGGTGAAGGTCATGGGATTGAAGAGTTTGTTTGGCTTTGGTCAGGCGAGAGATAAGCCTAAAGATATATCAGCGGGTTCAGGTTATTCTTTTTTGTTTGGAAGAACAACTGCAGGAAAGCCAGTAAATGAAATGACAGCAATGCAAACCACTGCAGTATATGCATGTGTAAGAATTCTGTCAGAGGCGGTATCAACTTTGCCGATACATGTTTACCGGTATAAAGATGGAGGCGGTAAGGAGATTATATATGATCATCCGTTATACCACCTGCTTCATGATGAACCTAACGAGGAAATGGTATCCTGCATTTTTATAGAGACCTTGATGTCGCACCTTCTGATCTGGGGTAATGCATACGCACAGATTATAAGAGATGGAGCGGGCAGAGTTCTATCGCTTTATCCACTGCTTCCTAATAAGATGTCGGTGGAGAGGGATGAGAAGGGGAAGATCTACTATGTTTATTCCAGAGGGACTGATGAAAATCCGAACTTCAAAGAACACGGTCAGATAATCCTCAAGAAGGAAGAAGTACTGCACATACCGGCACTCGGATTCGACGGCCTGATAGGATATAGTCCCATTGCGATGGCTAAGAATGCGATTGGTATGACACTTGCCTGTGATGAGTACGGCGCCAGCTTCTTTGCAAATGGTGCAAGCCCTGGTGGAGTTTTGGAGCATCCTGGTGTATTAAAGGATCCGGCCAAGGTTCGTGATTCATGGAACGCTGTATATAGGGGAAGTCAGAATGCTGGACGTATTGCTGTACTTGAAGAAGGAATGCACTTTCAAAGCATATCGATTCCACCTGAAGAAGCACAGTTCTTGGAGAGCAGACGATTCAACCTGGAAGAGATAGCTCGCCTTTATAGAGTGCCGCCTCATATGTTAGGAGATCTTGAAAAGAGCTCTTTTAATAACATCGAACAGATGTCGCTGGAGTTCTTGAAGTTTTCCTTGGCTCCATATGTGATCAGATGGGAGCAGGCACTGCAGAGTTCACTTCTTCTTCCGAGCGAAAAAGGAAAGGTGATCATAAAGTTTAACGTTGATGGCTTGCTTCGTGGGGATTATGCATCAAGAATGCAAGGTTATAGTATCGGACGTCAGAATGGATTCCTCTCCACTAATGATATTCGTGAGATGGAGAATATGAATCCTATCCCGGCTGAAGAAGGCGGTGACCTGTATCTTGTAAATGGCAGCATGACAAAACTCGCTGATGCCGGCGCATTTGCTGGCCAGCAGCCTGCTGAGGAAGAACCACCGGAGGAACCACAAGAAAATAAAATAAGGAGGACCAGATGAAGCACAAGTTTTGGAACTGGGTAAAAAACGAGGGCGACCTTTCTGAAGAGAGGACGCTCTTTTTAAATGGTGAAATATCCGACGAGACTTGGTACGGCGATGAGGTTACACCACAGCTTTTTAGTGATGAGCTGAATGCCGGAACCGGTAATATTACCGTTTGGCTTAATTCACCAGGCGGTGACGTTTTTGCAGCCGCACAGATTTACAACATGCTCAAAGCCTACAAGGGTAAGGTTACAGTTCGCATTGATTCCCTTGCAGCATCCGCAGCCAGTGTGATTGCTATGGCAGGAGATTCGGTTGAAATGTCACCGGTGGCAATGATGATGATCCATAATCCGAGCACGATCGCTGCAGGGGATGCATCAGATATGCAGAAGGCAATTGAAATGCTGAATGAAGTGAAGGAATCCATCATGAATGCTTATGAAGCAAAGACCGGCCTTAGAAGAAATAAGCTCGCAATGCTTATGGATAATGAGACCTGGTTTAATGCAAAGAAGGCACTTGAACTTGGATTCTGCGACAGTATTTTGTTTGCTGAAGAGAAAAAGTCAAAAGAACCTGAGAAAGAGGAACCGGATGAGGAAGAACCTGACGAGGGTGATGGAGACGATAACGATGAGAACGAGGAAGAAGAAAAGAAGTTCCCGTTTAAACAGAAGGCCATGATGTATTCAAGAAAGGACATCGAGGCCTCTTTTATTTCCAAGGTAACAGCGGAGGCTCCAGGAGGAGTATCCGTTGAGAGTTTAAAACAGAGACTTGATCTCATATCACATTAAGGAGGAAAAAAACGATGAGTAGTACATTAGAGTTACGTGAGAAGCGTGCCAGAGCATGGGAGGCTGCAAAAAGCTTCTTAGATGAGAAGGCACAGGATGGTAAGTTCATGTCCGGCGAGGACGCAGCAACTTACGACAAGATGGAAAAAGATGTTATTGATCTTGGTGCTCAGATCGACAGACTTGAGCGTCAGGCAGCTATTGATGCTGAACTTGCAAAAGCAACCAGCGCTCCTATTACCGGAAAGCCTACGACTGGCATGATGGATAGCAAGGGAGAAAAGACCGGAAGAGCATCTGATGAGTACAAGAGGGCGTTCTGGAATAGCATGAGAAACAAGAATTCTTATGAAGTACAGAATGCACTTTCGATCGGTACGGATAGCGAGGGCGGATACCTTTGCCCGGATGAATACGAGAGAACTCTTATTGAGGCTCTTGAGGATGAGGTTTTCTTTAGAAATCTCGCGACAGTTATCCATACATCGAGTGGTGATCGTAAGATCCCTATTGTTACATCGAAGGGTACTGCAGCATGGATCGATGAAGGGGGCCAGTTCCCTGAAAGCGATGATAGTTTTGGTCAGACCTCTATTGGGGCATACAAGCTTGCAACCATGATCAAGGTTTCTGATGAGCTCCTTAACGATTCTGTTTTCAATGTTGAGCAGTATATTTCTAAGGAGTTTGCACGTCGTATTGGTACAAAGGAAGAGGAGGCATTCTTTATCGGTGATGGATCCGGTAAGCCTATCGGACTTTTCAATACAACAGGCGGTGCCGAGACTGGTGTTGAAGTGACTGGTACAAGCATTACCTTCGATGACGTCATGGATCTTTACTACAGCCTTAGAGCTCCTTACCGCAACAAGGCATCTTGGCTGCTTAACGATTCGACCGTTAA